CATTTGTTGTATCTGCCATATTATATCGAATAACCCCATTGGGGCAGCAGCGTCGGTCATCCGAATAGGACCCGGTGGCTTCGCATGAATGGCCATAGCAACGCGCAACGCTGCCCCATATTTTTTTGCAGATACGATTATGATGACACAAGGATTTTATCAGAGCAATGCGGGGGCAGGATTCCGCGACTACCTGACTTCGAGTATGAGCGACATGTTTTCGCTCGACCTGAGCAGATGCACGTTGATAGAGTGCATCACGAAAATGTGCGAGATCAAGTCACGCTCACACCCGAAGATTAAACAGAATTACCGCATGCTTGTCAATAAGCTGGAGGACATCGAGCGGCAGTTTGGCTGTACCATCATGCCCGCGATGATCTCGTCGGTGTTCTGGAATCACTTCATCCCATTTCTGGCCGACCAGGGGCTGAAGTATTCGACCATCGGCCACGTCAAGGCCAACCTGATTGCCGTGCTCAACTGGAGCTCAAAGTATGGAGTGAAGTTGAATCCAAGTTACTCAGAGGTGGACATACCTAACTATATCCCCAGCAAGATTTCGCTCACGCCCGACGAAATCTCGCACATCTATCACTTCAAGATAGGCAAGGAGCCTACATACAGCTTCCGCTCGAAGAAAGTGCTGAAACTGCGTCGGAACAAGATAGCGACATTGGAACGAGTGCGCGATATGTTCGTGCTTGGCTGCAACCTCGGACAACGATATTCCGACCTGGTACGCATCAGTCCTGAGAACTTCCGCAATGGGCAATTCTCGATAGTCCAGCAGAAGACGGGCAACAAGTGCTTCGTGCCAATCAACTCTCTGAGCATCGACAGCCGTATCACCTTCGCCATCCTGGAGAAGTACGACTATCACGCACCTTACTCAGGAGACATCAACAACTACAACACGTATCTGCATGAGCTTTTGCGCCACATCGGCGAGGACTTCATGGATGAAGTTCACATTGACAACAAGATAAACGGGCAAATCACCCGCGAAACCAAACAGCGCTATCAGCTCATATCTTCGCACAGTGCCCGCCGATCGTTTGCCACCATCAATACGCTGCGGAACATTCCGCGCAACAAGATACTAAGAGCAACAGGTCACAGCAGCGAGAAAGCGTTTGTACGCTATATTTGTTACGACGAAGAGAGTTAAAAGAGGTCATCTCCAACACTGGGGATGACCTCTTTTTTTGTTAGTAAACCCGAAACCACAAAACGCCCGATAGATAGAAATACCTGTCGGGCGTTTTCCGTTTCCGGCAGCAAGAAACGAGAAAGAAAATATGGCATACACAAGTGGACTACTGAAGTATCGCGTGACCATTCTGAACAAGCAGGTGGCGACAGGGTTTGGTGAGACAACGGCTTATCAGCCTGCTGCTACCGTTTGGGCGGATGTAACGTGGAAGAAGGGACAGAAGGCTCTCAATGAGGGAGTGTTGGACGCACAGGACACGGTACTCATCCGCATGAGATACAACAGCATTGTGACCCGTGACTCACGGTTGCAGGCAGATGGTGTGACCTACCAGATACAGTCACTACATGCCAACCGACAGGAGAACACCATTCAGATCACAGCTACGGAAATCGTAAAATAGAGACTATGAAACAGACAATCGCAATCATTCATTTCAACACCCCGGAACTCACGGAGGCTTGCATCCTGTCGATACGAAAGCAAGGCTGCGACTGGCCCATTGTGGTGTTTGACAATTCGAGAGAAGTGACGTGGCCCGCTGGAGAGGGGATGCCGGAACGGACGCTGGAGGCGCACCCGTTCACCCAACGGATGAAGGGCGTGAAGGTCATCGACAACACGAAAGGACAGGTGATAGACTTTGAGAGCACGCTGGCGGCATTCCCGAATAAGTTGCAGGCTCATGCCGCCGTCAATGGCTGGGGCTCTGACTGCCACATGATGACCGTTGACAAACTCTTCGACCTCCTGCCCGACGGGTTCTTGCTGGTGGAGAGTGACGTACTGATCAAGGCCGACATCCGTCAGATGTGGCGCGAGGAGTATTCCTTCACGGCCTACGTGCAGCGTCAGCAGCGGGGCAACAGGTTCGGCATGGGCAGAATATTGCCGATGCTGTGTTATCTCAATGTGCCGAAATTCAAGGCTGAGGGCGTGAGGTACTTTGACCCCGACCGCTCGTGGATGCTTCACCCCGACGAGAACGACAAGCGGAATTGGTACGACACGGGCGCATCACTCTTGGAGGATGTGCTGGCACACCGTCCACGACTGAAGGGCTTGCACGTGGATATTCGCCCGATGGTGGAGCACCTGGGCGGGGCATCCTACAAGACCCTGAAAGGACAGGCCGAATGGCTGACGCAGCATCGCGCATTGTGGGAAACGGAGAGTAAACCCAAAACCGCAAAACGCGTGAGTAATAAAAGGACTAAATAGATATGAACATTTTTGGTAACATATTCAGACAGCAGCGCGAGACGTCACCGACACCTGGCATTCCTGCGAGCACTGACCCCAATCACCCAAGCAACAAACAGGAGGTGAAGGGTGGTGACTATCAGGAGCGCATAGTCTATACACGTTCGCCACAGATGGCTCTTACCATTGCGGCAGTGTATAGGGCTGTAGAACTGCGTGCGAAGGCAATAGGACAAATGCCCGTGCAATATCAGCAACTCGATAGGGTGGGCGGTAACTATGTACAGGCAATGTATGGCGATGCCCGCGTGCTGAATTATCTGTTGCAGGTAGAGCCAAATCCTATTATGTCGGCCAGCAGCCTATGGCAGCAAGTGATAATTGACATGCTGATGCGCGGCAACGGGTTTGTATATATCGAGCGTGATGAATTAGATGTGCCTGTTGCATTCTGGCGTGCGACATGCGGTGGCTACAATTTTGCAAATGGCACATATATCCTGAACTACTACACAGACAAGGGAGTACGCAACAAGGTAGGCATACCGCGCGAAGACGTTCTCCATTTCCCCAACACCTTCAAGGAGGAAAACGGATTTTGGGGCATTCCGACCATTCGCTATGCCTACGAGACAATGACACTCAGCAGAACCATTCGCAACCAGTCACTTGAAACGGCTGCAAAGGGAGGGCGCGTCAAGGGTATCATCAGCGAAAAGCAACCGCAGCAGGGACAAGGAACAGTCGCCTTAGGACTGCTAAATCAAGGTGAGGTAAACAAGACTGCACAAGAGATGCAGAAGCAATTCTACAGCGGTCAGGACATTGTATCAATGCACGGCCTTGAATCGTTTCAAAGCCTGAGCATGACAGCGCAAGACATGCAAATGCTGGAGGTAATGAATCTCTCCCTTGATGACGTGGCAAGGTTCTTTGGTGTTCCCCGTCCTCTGCTGATGATGGACACGAACTCGCACTACAACAGCTACGGCGACGCAACGATGGAACTGCTGACCCGCACGGTAGGCCCTGACGCTGATAATATGGAGCAAGAATTGTTCCGCAAGCTGCTGAATGTAGAAGACTACGGCAAGCGACGCATCCACATGTGCGAACACCAACTGCTGCGTATGGATAAGGAGGCACAGGCAAAGGTAGATCAGCTGAGATTGCAAAGCGGTACAGCAACTATCAACGAACTTCGCCAGCAGTGGGATATGCCAGAGGTAAACGATGGTGACGAGCCAATGGCAAGTGCCAACCTCATGACGCTGAAAGCACTCATCGCCAAGAGCGATGCAAGCACACAGTTGAAGCCCGGGAACTACACCGTAGGAGAACCGCCAAAGGATGAAGAATAACCCGATTAGTAATCGGCATAGCAACCCGATTAGTAATCGACCTGACAACCCGATTAGTATAAAGGTTTTTAACGACAAAAATAGAGGCTTATGAAACCAACAAACGAACGCGAACAGATTGAGCGTGAAATACAGGAGCAAGAACAGAAGAGTCGTGAGCGCATCCATCGCGCAGTAAACCCAGAACGGCATTTTGACTGATAAGTAGATAGAAACCATTTTAAATAATTGAAGTAGATATGAAACAGGTAAGATTCATCGGCTCGGACACTTGCGGACTGCAAGTGCGAGAAACTGAAGGACAGCAGGGCAGTCGCGTGATAGCCGGTCGCCCGATAGTCTTCGGTGTGCGCAGCCACAATCTCACACCGTGGTCATCGACCCGCGTGGTGTACGAGATACTGGAGCCTGGCTGCATCAGTCGTGAAGTGCTCCAGAAGAGCGACATCATCCTGAACCTGAACCACAACTCAAACGTGGTGAACGTGCTGGGTCGCTATCGTAACAACCCCGACAAGGACACGCTGAAGCTGGAGATGCGAGGCGACGGCATTGACTGCGAGTGTGACCTGCCCGAAACTACCGCCGCCAACGACACACTGACACTGATCAAGCGCGGTGACATCACCGGCATGTCGTTCGCCTTCGATGACGACTACGAGGACAGCGAGAACGGCGTGAGCTACGAGAAGACCAACGACATCGAGGATGGCAAAGTGGTGTGGCTCCGTCATGTGAAGCGCATCGTCAACCTCTACGACGTGTCGATAGTCACCCACCCTGCCTACGAGCAGACTTCAGTGGCCACCCGCGAAGCAAACGAGGCTATCGACAAAGCTATTGAAGACCAACTGAAGCGCGAGTGTGGCGATAAGAACGACAAGCGCGACGACGACCCTGACGACGACCCCAACGACAAGGATGACGACAAGGGAGAGACCGACGAGGAGCGCGAGGCCCGCGAGAAGGCAGAGCGTGAAGCCAACGGTGGCGAGACCAACGCTGAAAAGCAAGCCCGCGAGGAGCGCGAAAAGAAAGAACGCGAGGCCGTGGCTGTGATGCGTATGCGTCAGAAGCGACTCGCCCTCTACACAGATAACGAAGATTTTTAGTTTTTCACTTTATTATTAACCCTTTAAACTGTTTAAAAAGTTATGACAAAGAAGGAAATCGCTGCAAAAGCAGCACGTAACCGCGAGATTCAGTCTCGCATGGGTGCTATCTATCTCCAGATGGAGAAAGAAAAGCGCGAAGAGTACACTGCTGAGGAGAAGCGCGAGATGGAGGAACTTCAGCACGAGCTGGATGATAACCGCCGCGAAATTGCTCTCTCTAAGGATGAAGCAGCTATCGCTGAGATGCGCGAGCAGATCGACCGCAACAAGCAGTACCGTGAGTACCTGCAGGGCGTTCGCCAGAAGCGTGAGGATAACACCACAACACTGGCTCCAAAGTCACCTACTGATGGTTCATCTATCACAGAGTCTGGTGCTATCAGCCTCTACATTCAGGACATCATCGACACCAAGGAGAACGGTCTTGGCCGTCCTGCTGGTCAGTCGTTCATCACCGGCGTAGAGGGCGACGAGCTCTACCCATACTCTATCAACGACGTTGAGATGGAGGAGGTAGGCGAAATCGAAGCCATCAATGACCAGGACCTGAAGTTTACCAACATCAAGGTGGTGAGCCGTCGTGTCAGCCTCTCTGTCGCTGTCAGCAACAAGGCTATCGACAACGCATACTTCGACCTCGTGGCATTCGTGCTCTACAAGGTTCAGAAGGCTTGGCGTATTTACTTCGCCAAGAAGAACTACAGCCACGCCAACTGGCAGGGCAACAAGGGTGCTTTCTCTCTTGTTACTCCTGGCACCATCACACTCGACAACACCATCGGTGCGCAGATTGACGAGAAATTTGCCGACTTCGCTGAGCTCGGTTTCGACGAGGAAGGTTGTGTCATCATCAGCCCGAAGGTGGAGGCTCGTCTGAAACATACTTACGAGGGCAACGGTGTAGCTGCTCACCCTATCATCGAGAACGGCCTGCTTGCCGGTCATCCTTATGTATCAACCAAGCACATCAACTACACGTTGAATGGCGACGGTAAGTACGTCAAGGACACCGACGAGTACATCGGTATCGGTCTCTTCCAGTACCTGCCAATCCAACAGCATGGACTCGTTCGTCAGACTGTTGACGCAACAAGTGCTGCCGTGGCTAAGGTCAACAAGACCGTTATAGTCTTCTCTACTGAGATTTCCATCACGGAACTCTCTCATCTCGTGAACGGCAACAAGAGCGGCAAGCCTCAGGCATTCGCTCTGTTCAAGGTAACCGAGCCTGCATCTTCTAACGAGATAGGCGGTTAATTCTCTCTCACTCTCATAAAGGATAGTTCCTTGCCGGCGGAGGTCGCCGATGCAACAGCAACAGGTTAGCATCTCCGCCGGTTTTTTTCAAAAACCAACACGTAAATGAAAGAACTCGACGAAATTCTATATGACGCACTAAAGGCCGATGCTGAGCTCATGGAGGCGGTAGGCAATCGCATTGTCTCTACCTGCTTTGAAGTGAGTCCAGAGGAAAAGGACAATACCCCTATGCCTTGCATCATCGTAACAGATGACGGGTGGCAGAACGTCCCAGGCACCAAGGACAACGTATGGGAAGGAAGCGAGGACACCGTAACCGCAAGTGTAGAGGTCGATGCTGAGTCACCACGGGAAGTTAAGCGAATTGTCAAAATGGTGAGACATGCAATCGCTCGATACATTGCAGGCATGGCAGCAGAAGGTGAGGAAATCCCATACCTTGACAACGTGCAAAGCACAGGCATAGCTTGGGACTGGATGAAACCCTGCTATCACGCAACAGTGACATATACGTGCAAAATTGAAAATAGCTATGAGTAAGAAGAATGATACTGTAGATGGCGGTGCTCCCGCTATAGAGAACGAAGGCGGTGCACAAGCCGCTGAAAGTGTGAACAGCGGCTCTCCCGCTGTCAAAGACGAAAAGTCTTACCAAATCATCACCGCCAACAGCCGTGAGGAATTGGATAAGGCAATTAACGACCTGAAGGCACAACAGCCAGAAGGCGTATCTCTCATCGCAGGTCCGATTGCAAAAGACGCTTTCGGCCAGTATGTAACAAGAATTGATTTTGTAAAATAATCATGCTATGATACTTAAAGGACAAAATCTAAGAATATACGAGTACAGCTCACAAGGTCAGTATAAGGTCATTGCTCAGGCTACTTCATGCACAGCAACGCTGACAGGCAACACAGAAGATGCAAGCCATAAAGATATTGTCGGCAACGCGACCATGAACTCCGTTGTAAGCAAGGGCTGGCAGGTGCAGGTAGAGTCTTTGGATGTTCTTGATATGGCAAGTTTGCTCACCCAAATTAAGAGCAGAAGCAAGTTCCAGATAGAATTTGACGAGGCATCTACTACGGACAACCAAACCGAACTGAAGGCCGCCTTTGCTCGTCGAGGTGATGCGTATATATCAGATATAACATTCGCCTTCAACAACAGGGAGAATAGCACAAAATCTATCACCTTCATGGGAACGGGTGCCCTTTCTAAGGTACCTTCTCAAACACCTGGAACGCAAGTTATCCCTGTATCTACATCGCTCACCAAGGGTCAGTTTGTTCGTCTTTTCCTTGGCAACGATGCAAGTGCAACACCATCAAAAGTTATTGGCTCGGCCGTTCAACTTCAGTTCCACATCAGCGTTACTATGGAGTCTGCTACAACAAAGGACACAGAAGGCGATTGGATCATCAACGAACCCATGAAATTGTCTTACGACATCACAAGTAATGCGCTTGTACGTGGCGATGACAATATCACCAGTGGAGTGGAGGCTCAGGACCTCGCAGGCATCGAAGACATATTTGAGGCTTCAACTCCTGTGAAGTTTGAGATTGCGAATGTCAGCGGCGCGAACCAGCGTACTAAGGGCAGCGTGCTTGTTAGCGGTCTCGTGACCATCACTCAGCTTACCATCAATGCTGCCAACAGACAGAATGCAACCTATGACACAACCCTCACCAATTACGGAGACTATACCGTAGGCGCATAAACAATTCTCACTCTCTCTTAACTCGCCGCTCGCCAATGGCAACACAAAGGCGGGCGGCTTTTTACTAACTTAATAAAAAGGAACTATCATGATTAAAGAGACAACAAAAATCGCAGGCATAGACGTAACGCTTGGTTACTGCTTTGCCACCGAATTGAACTACCGCAATCTGGCGGATGAAGAGATAGCCGATTATTTCAAGAAGGCATTCGCCTGCATACAGGAGGAAAAAGACCCCGACACCGACAAGAGCATAAGGCTTGTGCTCGCATCTGTCATATCATATTATGACAGTCAGAGCGAAGGTAAAGCAACATATCCAATCAATGAACGCACTCTCATCTACGACACAGCACCCGATGAACTCATGAAGGCTGTCATCACCATCGTCAACCTCCGCAACAAGTTCTATAAAGTGCCAGAAGGTGAGCCCAAGGACAAAGAACCAAAACCAGGGAGGAAGAAGGGAAAAAACTAAAAACCGCCAGCGACATTTATGAGCTGGTCGTTGGCGAAATTGGCATAGCTCATAACACCTTTCTGTACGACCTGCAATTCTGGCATATAAGGCGCATCATCAGAGGTTATCGACGCAGAGATACACTAAAACATCAACTCCTCGCAGAGGTAGTATATGCAACCATCCACGTAATGCGTGACGCAAAAGGCAAAACAGTAGAAGATATGTTCCCAATGCTATGGGAGAAAGACGATGACGACGAAGAAGATGTAGGCCCTGACCTGTCACAATACACAGACGAATATATAGCAGAGTGCCAGAATATGATGAAAGACTATAAGTTTGGGTAATAAAGAACCGCAACCATAAAGGCTGCGGTCTTATTATTGTCATCGTGGCCGTTTATCGTGGCCGTTCTCGGCAACGATTCTTTCATCACCAAGTGCCTTCATAATAAGTGTCCCAATCCGAATTCAGCGATAAGGTCATGGTGCCATTACTCCCGAATAACGGCCCTGAATAATCACTCATACGATTAGCCTTGAACGGAGCAGCCGTAAGGGTAGCCGTTCCCAGCACCGTATGGTCTTCCCTCTCACTGCTTATGGTCACATCGGTAGTCCATTCGGAAGAAGGAGAGAACCCAAACAGCGACACCTGCACGCCCGTCTTACCACGCTGTGACTCAGGAATAGCAATACTCGTCACAGGGTCAGTCTGAGCCCCACAAGGCGCACCTGTCTTATAATTCAGCCCATAATACCAAGTATGCGGTGATACCTTTACAACGGCAGCATCTTCCGGCAGAAAATCTGTAAATGTCAGGCGCAACTTGGTAGCCACACGATCAAGAGTTACAGCGCGATTGCCATTTGACGTACTGGCAACGCTCACCTCATAATCCTTGTAGAATGTATCAAGCACACGACTAAAGGTGATAGTACCCGCATTAGTATCGAGTGTGGCCCCCGTCCCACGCGAAGCAACAAAATAGACATGATGCTCACCATACGCCAACTGCATCACAGGCTTTCCGAAGTCTTCGGCTGTATTATCCGCCTGGTGTACCTGCTGCACCAATTCACCACCCATATAGTCAAGCACCCATACATCGGTGAGGTCCTTGCCATCGGCAGACAGATACCCACGGGTAACCGCCTTCCATTGGTCAGTAAAATCACCCTTCATAGTGAATGTGAATTTCTTA